AGCACGCTCAAGATCATATCGAGATGCTGGAGCGTGTCAGGGACATGACGGCGGACAAGCAACGACTGTGCGCCGCGATCTTGGACGCTCAGATTGCTCTGGGGCCGTGGTTGCGGTTGCAGGCGGCTTACGGGACGGCGGCGAATCGTGTTCCTTATCGACACGAGTTGTCGGCGCTGCGTGTGCTGATCGGCCAGGAATCGTATCAAGCGGGGCTGATGCCCTTGCATGTTCCGGCGTGGCACTGGTCGCGCCGGTAGTCGCTGAGCATTTGACCAAGAGACGCGACTTCGTGCCTCAGTTCCGCATTCTCGGCACGCAGATTCGCAATGACACGCTCGCACTCCGCGTGCTTGCCGAGCAGTTCGGAGCAGATCGCTACTCGCTCCGATAGCTGGCGGATAAGGTCGCGCTGCCGCTCGATCTCCTCGACGCACGCACGCAACGCCATGGCATCGCTCATTGTGAAGTAGTGCGCCAGGACCGTGCCTCGCGGGCGCATGTCGCTGGCGATTACCGCCAGTGCCTTCAGACGGTCCAGGGGGTCGTCAACCATTGTCGGTGTCCTCCCGAGAGTCTTGGAGATTCCGGACTGCGTCCTCACGCAGCGACTGTAACGACTCCGCAACAGCCTCATAGAAATCTTGCTGAGGATGCTCTGGTGTCGGCTCCCATTTCGGAAGACCCGGCCAGATTGCTTGTTTGAGCCGGTCGCATTGTGCCGTCAGCAGCTTTATCTCAGCACGCAGGCACAGGACGCACGAATCGCGTTCTCTCATGTGTGGGCAATCGCCAATTTGCCGCCCGCTGTCACTCATCGCCCCACCGTCCTTTCGCTCGACCATATGCCACTCGATTGCCAAACGCCACACGTTACTTCGCCCTCGGAAACTCGCGCACTTGCAAATCGGCTGGCCATTCCGACATGTCGCCGCCTTTGCGGTCATTCCACGGATATTTTCCGTCTGTGTTTGGCATCAGCGCTTCGCCGAATCGCGGCTGCGCCCCCATCTGCTTCACGAAGCAAGGCACGCCCGCTTCCTTGCACTGCTGGACTATGTTCCGAATCCAAGCTGCGTTGCATGGTCGCGCACCGTGGCCGCTCTCGCCGCCGACGATGACCCAATCAATAAAGTTCCGTCGCGTCCCAGCGTACTCGAAGCCTCCTTCATCACCGACGAATAACAAGTCTCGGTGGCCTTCATGCGCTCGGACCTGCCGCAAATCGACAGGCCCCAGAAGCGGCTCAATGCTCAAGAACCGCACCGCCGCCGGCACGCGAAGCAGGTGCTGGATACGCTCGTCCGCGCGCTGCTGGTTCTCGACGGAAACGCCAAGCCAGACGTTGTGCGGCCAGTTCCAATGTCGCCCGTCGCCTTCGTTTTGGGAAACGTGGCCAACAACCTTTGTCGTCCATGCGTCGTACGTCATCTTGAGCACGTTCTCTGGCCGCTTCGTCAGCAACAGCCAATCGAGATTCGGCGTTGCGTCGATCAGGTCAAAGAGACGCTGGCGCACGTCCTGCATGGTTACGCCGCTGGCTGATTCGAGCGATTCTCTATCGCATGGATGCCACCCATTCGGTGTATGCACCAATTGCCTGTCTCGCGAATCAACCATCGGCCACTGCCAATCCTCGAACACGTCCGAGAGGCTGGCACAGAACACGCGATGACGTTCACCGGCTTCTTTGGCTGCGCGGTCCCACTTCAACGGCAGCTTCCACTGAGCCTCTGCCGCGACAACTCGCTTGCCTTGCGGTCCCCACACGCCGAGCGTCTTCGGATTGCGCCCGCTCATCGTCTCGGCATAGCAGTTCGCACAGCCTGGGCTGATCTTGGTGCATCCTCGCCATGGATTAAATGTCGCGTGCGTCCACTCTATCTTGCTGTTCTCGGCCATCACTCACCGTCCTTTCGCCTTCGCTACTGCCGCTTTGATCGCTTCCACCGCCGCCATCTCGCTTCCAAGCACCACGTCTCGAAATCTTGCTCCGACTGGATGATCTCGAACTGCACCGTTGTCGGAGATTCGGTCGCCTCGTCCGTTTCAAGCAGTTCCTCGATGAAGTTCTTGGCGTCTTCCCATCGGCAAACGAACTCGTCGTACCGTCCGTATTTGTTCCGGAACTTGGCATCGCCTTCCTTCACGATCATGCGAACGAATGTGTGCATCTACGCTCCTCCCGGTCTGTCATTCGATAGACGCTTGATAGAACGCAACTCATTGCGGATCTTCGCCAGCATGTTGTACAGCCTGTCACAATCGCTCGGACCCATGCTGCGATGGCTCGCCGTTCGCTGCACGAGGTCCGCGAGCCTGTCGGCTTCGTCTGCGTGGTCCCAGATACGCTGGTTGTTGGTTCTCATGGTTGCCTCGGTTTCCTAGGTAGGAAGCCCAATTTTAAACACGCGATCAGCGCAACGCACGCCAACCGCCGTATCCGCGCCAATCCACTTCGTTCAGTTGCGAGCCACGCTCAAGAAGGAAAAACACTTGTTCTTGCGTCATGACTTAACCATTCCAAGGCATGTCGTCGTCGAAGCCTTCGCCAACCCATCCAGACCCGCCACACTCAGGACAGTCAACATCCTCTTCGGTGCGTTCGTCCGTGACATACCCTGTGCCTCCGCATTCGTGGCAGTTTCCAAGATCGTAATCGCCATCGACGCATGGTTCGTAGCTCATTTGCTCCCCTCTGTATTCGTGTTCATGTGCAACCGTCCTTTCACCGTGTCCCATCCGTCATCTGATCGTCGCGTTCCACGAGAACGCACCAATCGTTTGCGTCGTGCCCGCCATCAGGATCGCGGTAGCGATGCGCCGAGTATCCCATGCTCCGCAGTTCTCGCAGCGCTGCCTTGAGTTGCCAGAGCGTCAGGCCGCACCACGGCAACGACAGGCCCGCTTGCGGCGTGTACGCTTGCAATTCCTCGTCCCATGTCCGCACGCTGTAGGTGTGCGTCATCGCTTCATCCTCTCCATCGCGTCATTCTCTCGCACACTCGCCTGCATCCCGTACCCGCCAGAGAACCGAATCGCCAGAATCATGCTGCCGTTCGTCGGAGTCCAAATATCCGCATACTCCACATCCCGCAGGTGACGCCGGATGCGAGCGTCGTACTCCCACGCCACCCACTGCGTTCCAACGCGCTGCAAGCCGGGGAATGTGCCGTAGCCGCGTTCGTCGCACAGTTCGCACGGGCCTGCCATGCCACGCTCGACGACGAACCCTTCTCCTTCGCACTTCGGGCACAGTGAATTCTTCGCGGTCTGCCAGTGCTTCGCGGGCCATGGCTTCCACGCCAGATTCTCAACCCACGGCAATCGCTCGACCGGGGGCAGGCGGCGAGGTTCGCTGTCGGCGTCGTGCGTGTCCTCGACGCGGATGCATATTCGCCCGTCCGTGGCGTAGGCAAAGGACCGCTCGCCGATGGCTTGCACGAATGGCGAGGACAGATCATACTCGACGGTGCTGCCGAGAGGCGACTTGATTTGCACGGGGTCACCGTCCGAGCAGAACGCCTTGAGGTTGATGGGGTGCGGCTTGCTGAATGCCCATGTCGGCACAAGCGTCGCTGCCGCCGATCCTGCTACGCCTCGGAGAAAATCACGTCGGGTCATGAGTACCACTCCGGTTTGTCGCGTGCCCATTCTTCCTTTTTCACCGACTTTTCTTCCAGGCACTTCTCGCAGAAAAATCGGTCTATGCGAAACCATCCGATCTGATATGCTCCGCTTGTGTCTGTCCACGTATTCGTGTCAAGATGCACGAACTTGTGATCGCATTTCTTCATCCAGTTCCTCCCTTCGCCTTGCGAATCGCCGCCGCGATCTTGCAATTTGGCTTGTGTCCGTTTGGCTTCCAGCCAAAACATGACGGGCAACTGCGAAACTCGCCTAGCCCATTCCACTCAACAGATTCCAAGACATCTAGCATGTCCGGCGCAGCCGAGATCAGACGGGCGTTGGCTTCCATACTTGGCAGATTCGCTCTCAAACATTCATGGCAAACCACCGCGATCAGCCGACCTCGACTGCTAACCGTTTGCTGGTCGTTTCTATCTGTACCCGTCACTTCCCACGGCCCCGGATTATGCTTCGCGTCGCTCATCGTGTCCTCCTAGTTTTGCTGTGCGGCTTCCCACCGCGCCAGCAGTTCCTTGATCACACTCCAGCCAAATCAAACAACGCATGAGATTGCTTTTCAACTTCCATGCCAAGGTTGATGTTCTTGATGGCGGTTGAATAGTATTCGTCCTTGATCTCGCATCCGTAGAATCGCCGCCCCAACTTCAAAGCGACGTACCCCTCTGACCCGATCCCGGTGAAAGGCGAAAACACGATCTCTCCAGGGTTCGAGTAGAGCCTGATAAGTCGTTCGATCACCTCCAATTGCAACGGGCAAATATGCTTCGTGTCTCCCTCGCCTTTTGTCCCACGGACGTTAAGCGTGTCCGTTTCGCTGATGTTTTGCCAGCAACACTCGGCCCATTCGATCCATTGATTTCGAGAAACCTCACCGGCCCCTTGGATCGGCACCTCGTTCTCTCCAGGGACACGAAACTTCAAGATGTAGTCGGCGATCGCGCCTCGGCTCTTGGCCCGGTCAGACTCAAGGCCGGAAAATTGGAGTTCCCGAGATTTAGTGCGGATCGCCTGCGATTGCGGGTTCTTGCGAATGCACCAGTCGTACTCGAACACCAGACCCGCACGCTCGCCGATGCGAATATTGAGTCCGCGAAAATCAAACAAGCCGACGCCGCCAGTCCTCTTCATTCGCGGGATCTGTGCCACATGAACGCACACAACTCGGCCTGGCTTGATGACGCGGGCGAGTTGGGCGTAAAAGAACCCAAGGTGCAACTTGGCTTCGCCCTTCAAGTCCTCGCTGTTGCCAATGTCCTCGGCCTTCGACGTGTAGGCGTACAAGGACGGGAACGGCGGCGAGAACACCGCCATGTCAAAACACGCTTCCGGCAACTCGGCCATGTGCGGGATGCAGTCTCCGTGGTGGACTCGAAACAGTTCAGATTCGTTGAGCATTACGGAAGATCCTTTCTTGTTCTTCTGTGTCGCGTTGGACCATGCCAGCTTTCCGTAGGACGTTATCTACCATTGGTCGTTCCACTTCCGTTACTGGAATGTGGACATTGAGAGGCAGTTCACTCCCAATACGGTTTGACCGCTTAACAGCCTGATAGTAACTCTCGTAACTGTCTTGCAAACTGGAGAAGACGTGCCGTGTAGCGATCTGGAGATTCAATCCAAACCCAAGAATCTTTGGTTTGGTCACGAGCGTTTTGATCGTACCCGATTTGAACCCGTCGATGATCCGCTCGCGATCTTCGTAATCGGTGTTTCCGTCAATGCTCGCCGCCCCTGGAATCATCGCCGCCAACACGTCTTGTTCCAGGTTGTAATTGCACCAAACAATTGTCGATTCGTTCGGCCAACTGGCGATCAGGTCGCGGATGAACGTCGGTTTCATGCTGTCGATCCGCTCGCCGTCCACTATGCCTTTGCCAATCTGTGCGAGGGCCGCGCGTTTTGTAATGCCGCCCGCCTGATCGACGAATAGGCGATTCGTCTTCCGGTAGACCGCATCCGTCTGTTCGTCGGTCAATGCCACGTCATGGATGTTGACGTTGATGGGCGGTATGCTTGCCGTGTTGTCCTTCCATCCGTATGTCGCCGGGTTCGTCAGGAATATGCACCAGTGCGACAACGCCCGGTAGAACCCATCCAAAGCGTGTGGTTTCAACTCCCACCGATCTTGCGTTTGCCCACGGTTCACGAAGAACTTGGCAAGGAAACTGTTGACGGTCGGGAACGCATCAAGGAATACGGCATGGTTGGCGTACTCGATGCGGTCGTTCGGGGCCGGGGTCCCGGTGCAGCACAGTTTCCACTCAAGACCACGCCCCATACGGATCAGTGACGTACCCCACTTGCCATAATGCGATTTGAGCATGGACGACTCATCCAAGATAAGCCCGCCAAGGTTCCCTTGTGGCGTGTCATCCCGAATGGCGTCGTAGTTCGTGATCCCGATTTCCCCGTTACTCTTACCATTGATCCACTCGCTGAGGCCAGAGGCGTTGACCTTTTCCAATCGCAGCGACGAACCGAAAAACCGCTCCGCCTCGGCGAGCGTTTGCTTCACGACCATGAGAGGGGACACAATCAAAATTCTGCGTTTGCTGTGTTTTGCCGCGTGCCGTGCAAACTCCAAGATGATGCTCGTCTTGCCGAGGCCGCAGTCCGCGAACACGGCAAATTTCTGCTTGGAAATCGCCATCTTGGTAATGTCTCTCTGGTAATCGAACATCCATTCAGGCGGCTTGTACGAGGTCCGCTTGGATTTCGACTTCTCGCCAACAATGGCGGCATACTCGTCAGGGAACTCCGCGATGTGCCCAGAAATCCGGTACGTCGGCAGCGACTTGATGCGCAGGAATATTCGGTAATCTTCGATGCTCTTGATGTTCATGTAGTGAATCATTCGCTTCTCCCTTACGCCTCTTCACACCGGGAACCACGGCTGCGCCCGCTTGCCGGTGACTCGGCACAATCTCGCATCCCCGCGCCGCACCAGCCCATCACGCTCCAACTCCGGCAGACGCCGATTCACCTTCCGCACGTCGCCGATCCCAGCGGCCTCGCACAGTTCCACCGCAGTCATCCCAGGATGCTCCCGCAGCAGGCTAAGAGCCCACGCGCGAATATCCGAGAGTTTCGGCGCGATCTCGGTCGCCGCCGCGTGCGAGGTCGCCGGGTCCGTGGGTCGGGCCAATGGCCGCTCCGCGAGGTCGTACAGGTTCATGGTTTCGCCTCGACATAGTGGCCTGAGATCAGATTGAGCGGCTTCGTCTTTGAGACGACCTGTGCGTACAGATGCCAGTGGCAAACCTTGATTTTGAGTCCGGCGAATACGCCGTAGCCCTCCCCGGCCTTGATGCCCTCCCCGGCCTTGATGCCCTCCCCGGCATTGATGCCACACCCGGCATTGATGCCACACCCGGCCTTGATGCCCTCCCCGGCATTGATGCCCTTCCCGGCCTTGATGCCCCACCCGGCCTTGATGCCCTCCCCGGCATTGATGCCCCACCCGGCCTTGATGCCACACCCGGCCTTGATGCCACACCCGGCCTTGATGCCCTCCCCGGCATTGATGCCCTCCCCGGCATTGATGCCCTTCCCGGCATTGATGCCCCACCCGGCATTGATGCCCTCCCCGGCATTGATGCCCTCCCCGGCATTGATGCCCCACCCGGCCTTGATGCCCTCCCCGGCATTGATGCCCTTCCCGGTATGTACACTGAATTTCACTTCAATGAACTTCGCCTTGATCTCTCCGCAAAAGTACAACCCGTGTCCCTTGTATCCGTCAGGGTATTCAGCAACCTCATTGGTCCGTCCGATAGCATCAACGAGCCAACCGCCAAATTCCGGCGCACGTTTATCGTCCCACTCAGACAGGCGTTTGAGCAGTTCGTTGTGCTCGACACCGTCTGGGTACTCCTTGTCGAACATCTGTTGCGCTGCAGTGCATGCGTCTTTTTCAACGAGCCATTCTTTTGTTATCTTCATGGCAAGAATCCTCCCGGTAAGTCCTCGATCCGATACGTCGCCTTCCGATGCATCAGCTTCAACTCGCCGACCGGCCCGTTCCTCTGCTTCCCAACGATCACCTCAAGAAGATGCTCAGGAGCCTCGCTCATGGGATCGTTCTTGTGAAGGAACATCACCGTGTCCGCGTCCTGCTCGATGCCGCCCGAGTCCCGCAAGTCGCTCAGCTTCGGTTTGCGCCCTTGGATCTCGCTGTTCCGGTTCAACTGGCACAAGCACATTAGCGGGATCTCAAGATGCCTCGCAATCTGTTTGAGCCCCTTCGAGATGGCCGAAATCCTCTCATTCGCGTTCGCGTCCCGGCGTTCAGGCTCCACCAGCCCCATGTAGTCCACAACCAGGAAATCAAGCCCCTCTCTGCGTTTCAACTTCGACGCCTGCGCCATGATTCTCGCCACGCTCTGGACGGGCGAGTCGTCGATGTGCAACGGACGCCCCTTTAGCTTCGACGCGAAATGCTGCACGGCCTCGGCCTCCACGTCGTTGAAGACGCCAGAGCGGAAATTGGAGCTGTTGACGTTCGACCCCTGTGACAAGAGACGGTCCACGATGTCCGTG